ACACCTTTTACCCTGTTTCGTCCAAGCACAAAAAAACCACTTTGGTTTAGGTGCCCTTGTCTTACATCAGTTTGCATCGTCATTTTGCTGCTCCAGTTCTGGTGCTTCTATCCTGTTTATGAGCATCTTGTACGCTTGGATCGTGGCCTGAGATTGAATCAAAAAAGTTTGGGCTTTCTGTGCTTCAGTCTCTAGGTCACGTATCTCAGACTCCAAGAATTCCTTGGTGATCTGCATATTAAGCCGCGCTGGAACACATGATGAAGTAAGGCGTACCGTCTGATGCCACGACTCTCAAAGTCTTAGCAATAGTGGCGGTGCTTGTTACAAACAAGGCTGCGGGGATGTTGAACAAGTTTGCGACAGTGCCAGTGCCGCTGTTTGTGAAGCGGATGAACGAAGCATTTGTCCAAGTACCACCAGAGGCAAAGTTGGAGTCAGCTTGAATAGCTGCAATCGTACCGCCGGGGTTGGTCGATGTGCCGCCCAGAGTAGCGCGAAGAGCGTTACCTGCGCCAGAGATAGTGCCAGAACCGTTAATGCTCAAGCTAATGTGAGCGCCGTTGACAGTACCACCAGTAGCTGCGCCAGCACCTGTGACCTGAGTCAAAGCACGGTAAGTTTCACCAGAGCCTGTAGAGGTAAAAGCCAAACGCTGATAAGACAGACGTGTATCGCCAGTAGCGGCAGAAGTCGTAACATATGATTCAGACACATTGCCAGCGGCGGTTTCAACGACGGGGCTAGAAGCTGTTCCGGAGATAAAGCCATTTTGTGATATGACTGGGCCGGAGAACGTGGTATTTGCCATGATTGTTCCTTACATGCAAGTGAGGGTGTTCTGTCTGCATGTCGTCAGCCGGGACTGTCAGAACACCGGATAACCCCGGATTGAGAGCAATATACACCATTTAAACGCTGTCAACAAGGTTTAAACATAAAAAAGGGAGCCGAAGCTCCCTTTCTCTGTGTGGACTATCAGGCGGAACCTGAAGAACCCCACATACCCAATGGGTCAGACCAGCCGAAGCTGTAACGCTCACGGGCCTTGTAACGCACGTTACCGGTATCAAAGTCGCCGTCCATGCTGTTTTGCAGCGGGGTGCGGACGAAATGCTTCATACCGTTAGGCACGTCAGTGGTCAGATACCAACCGTTGGTGTCAGTCAAGAAGTGATTGACGGTGTAGCCCTCGGGGATTGCGCCCATCTGTTTGATAGCGTTGATGTCGTTATCAGCAGTGGAGACACGCAGTTCAGTGTCAAGCAAACGCTTAGCAACGAACATGAGTGCTGGAGGCACAATCATTTTCTTGGGCTTAGCGGCAATCAACAGGCCACGCTCATCAGTCCAAGCGGCGATTTGAATAACGGCTGCTTCCAAAGAAGTCTCGTTCAAATCAACTTGGGTGGTGGGAGTGTTGCTGTTGGTGCCACCAGAGATCAAGGGGTGGCTTGCGTTGAACAAGGACACGCCGTCGCCACCGGGGTAGCTGGAGCTGAAGCCATTGTTCAGGACGGCAGCAGCCTTGACCTGTTTGGTGTAAGCCATAGCGCGAGCCAAAGACTTGGTGTAGCGGGCAGACAACGAGTCATACAAGTTATCTTCCACTGCTTCTTCAGTGATGGAGAAGCCCAAGGCGATGGTTTCGTGGGTATAGCGGGTTGACCATGCTTCTTGTGCATTGTCGTAAGCGATGGCAGAGCCTTCGTTCTTGACAGGTGCGGCAGAGAAGCCGGACAGCTTGGTTTCTTCTTCAAACGAACGCTCAGAGGTCTCTGTTTCGTAGATCTCTTTGTGTTCTTCGCCGTAACGAGCGTACTCCATACCGAACAAAGCGTTCAGACCGGGGAGCAACTCTTTCAGCAGTTGTGCGCGTGAAATAGCCATGATTTAGCTCCTTGATTAAACGCCAGAAGCGATAGTGGTTGTATGAATCTCAAAGTTCCAACGAACGATGATCTCGGGGTACACAACGTTACCAGAACCGTTAACGTATGAAGTCTCATAGACAACATCGACAACGTTCATAGGCAATGTACCTGTAGTAGCAGAAGAAGCAACTGCAACACGGCTATTGCCAGTTGTAGTTAAACCTGAGTTCTGCACCAATGCTACGTTAGTACCAATAACGGTAAATTCAGTAGTAGAGGAAGGCAACAAGCCGGAAGTGGCATCGTTAGGTGTAGCGCCAGTGGCAATCACAGCTTTAAACAGCGTGTCGGGGTCATTACTTACATAAGCAGTAATATACGTACCGGTGGGCGCTGCTGTATTAGCTGGGAAATACTGGGCAAAAATGGTCTGACCTTGCGAGTTAACGTAAGAACATCCCAAGAAAACACCAATGATCTGTGAGGTTGTCACAGTTGCACGGGCGGTTGTAATGGCAGATTTGATAATCGTGCCATCGTTAATCATCTCAATGGGGTCACCATAGAAGATGCTAGTGTTGTACGCCGAAGCAATACGGTACTGACGAGTGGCACCTGCAAAAGGTGTACCGCCGTACAGATTGATCGGCTTCAGCCCGTAAGGGGCGTTTACCGTTGGAAAAGCCATTTGAAAGACTCCTAAAATTTAAGAACCAGAACCGAAAGTGACCTTGGTTTTCTTTTCTGAGAAAAGAGGCATCCTTGGATCACTATCACGAAGGAAATTGTTGTCCACGGATTCCATTTGAGCCTTGTTTTGGTCAGCGTAGTACGCTGCCCGCTGTTGCAAGAACTCTGATGGGATGCGGCAGAGCAACAAGCCACCTACTTCAACGTTGCCTTTAAAGCGACCTTCAGTAGTTGCGTGCATCATTAGCTCGGGATACTCCTCTGCTTTGCAGGGTTCATATCCTTCGCGCAACTTTGAAGAAATATTGCTGGGATCAGCAGTTCCTAATGTACTCAAGCGCACCCATCGGTGTGTCCAGCCCGGACGGTGATCCGGGGCGGGTAAGGTCTCTGGAGGACGCCACGCTGTTGGGCGCTGCATCACTGTACGAGAATCTACTTCACGCGACGAACGATTTTGTGCCTTATCGGCAACTTGAACTTTTTCCATTATTGACCTCTTCTAAGTTGAGCAACCTGTTTTGCGTATTCTTCCAAGGGCACCCCAAGTCTGCGAGCAATCGCAGCTTCTGATGCCTTTAATTTGATACGGTTAGGCGGAGTACTCCGTGTAGCCGGAGCTACAGGCGAAGTAATTCTTGTTGCACGGCGCGGGGTTTCATCATCCTCGTCAACCGGTTCTGACTTTCTTGTGGAGGAGTCGTCTTCCTCATAGCTCTGGTCACTTTCAAAGTGCTCAGGAAATCTTTTGCGCATCGTTTTGTCGATGGTTTTGAAGTACTCTTCAGTACCTACATATTCCGCACCATACTCCCTTTGTAAACGCTTGTCAATGCCCATAGCGGCCATTGTCATTTCTTCGTCTTTACCCCACCAATCGCTGTTGGAATCTACCCACTTCTGGGTACGGGGGGTTACTCGGGGGGCCTGTTGCTTAGTAGGAGCTTCAAATTCCCTATCGTCCACTTCAATGGGCCTCATGCCGGAAGCTTTATCCAGTTTGAGCGTAGCCTTGGCAATAGTTGCTTGGGCTTCTGCCAGAGCATCTACATCCCCAGCTTCATAGGCTTCCTTGTAAGCTTTCTTGGCGTTAACCAATTCAACTTCCGCAGTAGTCTGTGACTGCTCAATAAAGACCTTGCTCCCGTGTGAAAGCTGCTGTTGAAGGCGTTTGTTTTCCTCGTAAACCTGCTTGGCGTAGGCTTCAGCGGCCTCCCGCTCGCGCAGGGCTTCCTCTTTGGCTCGGCGTTCATCGTGGTAGCCACGGGTGAACTTCTTGATCCGGGCCTGCACCTTCTCGTCATACGAGGATAGTTCGTCGTCGGTCGGGTCTTCCACCGGCTCTTTCATGGGCTTGCGGCCACGATCTTCGGGTGGGGTGTCGTCCTCGATCTCTACTTCAAACTTGTCTTTAGCAGCAGCCTTGGCTTCCTTTTCATCGGGAAACTCATAAGCTTCTTCCTGTCCAAACTTTTGTGTTGCCATGTATTACTCCTTATGCAGCGCGGCTAATTCCACGCGGATCCTCAACAACAGCCTCGACGGAATCATCATTGATGATCCTGAACTCTCGGCCATGAATCTTCAGGCGGGTGCCTGAATTGGGGCGGACGATGACAAAGTCACCTTCCTTACAGCTCGGCCCGCTAGGGAACCGGGTAGTGTCTTTGTAGGCATCTGGGCCTAGCTTGACCACGAACAGCACTGGGGTTAGCACTTCTTCATAGTGCATAGACTGACTGGATTTCACAATCCCAATATCGCTGTCTGCATACTCTTCCATTGCCTCGGGGACAACGGTTAATACATGAAACCTCTTGGGGTCAGGCAATTGCTTGGCTTTTTGCTCCGCCGTGGTATTCAAAATACCGGACAGATCAACTGCCGCAACGTCAAACTCAGTCGTCATTGTGATTCCTTTGCACTAGCTCGTTGATGATGTTTTCTGCGTAGTTCAGACCTAGGATGACTCCGCAGACTCTCCGATATTCCTCAATGTGGTCGCAACGTCCAGCAGCAGCGTAAGCTTCACGTTCCTGCTTTAACTTATTGATTTCATTGATGATTACGGACAGTAGTTTGTGTTCGTTCACTTATTCTCCTTCTTGCTGGGCTGATTTCGTTGCGCTGCCCGTTGCGCGTTTTGCACGGCCATTTGTGCCCGGTGTTTCGCAATGTCCACGCCCAGACGAGCGCCCTCGGACTCTTGCGATTGTTTCAATTTGTCTTTTGCAGCGGCTGCGGAAGCCGCGACTTGCATTGCAGCAATCTCTTTTTGAGCCGCGATACGAGATTCCTCGACACGAATCTGGTCTGCCTTGGCAGCAGCTTCGATGGTTTGCTTCTGTTGCTTGAGCTTCAGCTCCTCCATCTTGATCTGGAGTTCTTGCATCTGCATCTGGACGATGGGGTCCTGCATCTGCTGCTGGGCTTGCTGTTGCTGAGCCTGTTGTTGATCGCGTTGTGTGATCTGGGCGGACGCCTGCGCCACCATCATGGCCACTTGGTCGGCCATCTCTGGGGACATATTCTTGCCCTCGTCCTTGGTTGGCAGTGGCATACCCAGCGCCATCTCGATCTGCTTGCGATACTCGAACGCCATGTGCTCGTTGATGTGAGCCATTGCTGCGGCCATGATCTGCTGCGCCATCGGATTCATCTGCATCATCTGCTGAATCTTGGGATTCTGGATTGCCGCCATGTGCGCTTGAATGTGAGCCTCGTGGTTCTGCTCCATGAACGCTTTGACTGGCTTCATAGTCAGCAAGTCTTGGTTCTCCTGCACTGGGTCGGTTGGCGTCGCATCGTCCTCGGTGGGCACGAGCTTGGACGCATTCTTGATACCCAGCACTTCAATCATCTGACGGTGCAACAAGGGCAGGTCATACAACTGAGGGGCTTGCTGAGACAACTGAAGAACAGCCTGATACTGCACGATCTTCTGGGCCATCGTTGCAGCGTTGGGGTCGCTCACTGGGATCACGTCCACAGAGTCGTAGTCCGCTTTCTTCGCCTTGCGGCCAGCTTCTTCTGGCTCGTACTCATACTCCTCGGGGGTGTAGTCGGCGATGATGACCTTCAACAGTTTGAATTCCTGCTTCATGGTGTAGTGCAGACGCGCTTGCACCGCAGTCATCACTTTGAGAGTGCGCTCCAACAGGGCCAAAGTCGTACCCACTGGGGCTTGGCTGGACATGTCGGACACGTTCATGTCACCACTTGAAGCAAACTGACGGCCCTCTTGCACGATGTTTTGGAACAACGCGAACAGAACTTGTGATGGTTCTTTGTACGGCAGGGGCAGGATGTTGTCCCGGATTGAGCCGCTTGGGACGTCTACATCTCGGAACTCTCCGGGCTGGATAGGTGTATCGTCACCTTTGACGCGGAGACCACGAGATTTGAGACCCCCGGGTAAGTTCGAAAGTGTTCCTGCATCCACGAGTTGACGGATGAGCATCGTCGCGCTCTTCGCGTACCCCCCGATAAGGTGGATAAGGCCGTAACCATAGAAGCCAAAACCGGGGATGTACTGGTAGTGAACAAAGTGTTGTCGTTTTGTGTGGAGCTTATCTCCCTCATACCAATTCCTCCGTATGGCCAGCACCTTGCGTGTGCCTTTCTCGATTGTCACAACGTATGGCAGGGCGATACCTGTCAGACGACCCTTTTTATCTGTGTGCTCGAACCCACTCAGGTCCAAGTCAACGTGCATCTCCAACACGCGGAAGCGATCATCTTGGAGTGCGCTCAGGCCCATCTCCTCGGCCTTTTGCTTCTCGACGTCGTCTAATTCATAGCTTGGCTCGCCCAGCTCTACGTCCATGTAGAACCCAGCCTCCATCAGCTTGGTCATCTCGTTCTCGGTCTTACGCATGACATGCGTGACCCGCTCCGCAGACTCCAGATTAGATGCGCCATACGGGACAACAATGTCCTCGGCTGGAATAAACACTGCTGCTTGGCGACCCTTGCTTGGGTCAAAGTAAATCTTCTTGAACGCTGAACCCGTGATGGGCAAGTTCCACAACATCTTCTCGTGCTCTGGGCGGTACTCGACCATCACTTCAGTCAGTTGGTAGTTCATGTCCTCGCGCACGCGAGCTGCGGCTTCTTCACGCAGCACGTCGATGGCTCCAACAATCTGGGTCTTGACTGGCCCCATTGCTGGGAACGTCTCCATCATCGCCTCTGACTGGAACCTGACCACGCTCTCGGTGAGCATCGGGTGGAACACGCCACACGCACCCTGCCAAGGCTCAGTCCGGTCCTCGTACTTCAAGCCCAGCAACTTCAGGCCGTCTACATACGTCTGAATCCAATCGCGTCGGTCTTGGGTATCCTTACCAAAGTCCTCGACTAAGTCCATACCCAGTGACTGCAACTCACTGTCGTCCATGAACTCAGCCAAGTTAGCATCGAACTCCTCGGCGGTTTCTTTCTCAGGCTTCAAGTTAATCTCGATGCCGTCCATGCCAATATTGACCTCGTCGGGGTTTTCAATCTCAATCTCGATGTCCGGTGCAGGGGCTAGGTCAGCCAAACCCATTGGGGCTGCATATAAACCTTTGTCAATTCCGCTTGTTGCCATGATGTGTCCTTACACTGTGTAGTACCGCTCTCTGCGGTGGCTTTTGAACCATTGAATCTCTTCGGGCTCGTCGATAGGCAAACGTAGGAAGCCCCCAGCCCGGAATCTCATGAGGGCCAGAGTTGTTGCGTCAACCAAGTCATCGTGCTCGCCTGACGGGAACGCAGCAATCTCGTCCACTAACTCTTCAGCCCAACGGGTCTTTGGAACCCATACTTTTCCAGACGCAATTATGTCCGAGACTGAGTTCAAGCGGGCGATTTTGTCCTGACCTTTACTTGGGGTGTACTCCTGCACGGGTATGCCCATTGCTCTCAACTCATAGATCAGCGGCGCACCCGTCGCTTTCTTCTCAATCAGCAGCCCGTCTGGTTCATACATGTTGTACTCAGCCAGCACATCTCGTTTCAACTCAATCCACTCGACACGCTTCTTATATGTGTTGAGCAAGATGAGGTTCTTGGTCTGGTCCTTGTGGTAAGTGAACACCCCCCACGTCGTGCCCGCAGAATAGTCAGCCCGTTGGTTTTTCTCAAAGGCCGTGTCCCATGTCTGGAGGATGTACTCACACTGGGGTGGGTCGTCCTCCTCCCACCACTTCCACCAGTCGCGCTTCACAATAGCTGACTCGTTGCCCACTGGGTTCTGCTGGTACTGGGCTTGCCATTTTGAGTTGGGCAATTCCTCCCGCAGGGCTTCCAATTCGTCAAACGCCCAAAACTCTGGCCATAGGGGATTACCCGAAGGCAGGATCGCCGGGAACTCAATGACTTCCCACTCTTCACCGTTACGTGCAGCGGCTGCTTTCAGCACTTGGCCAGTCAAATCTCGCTGTGCCCAGCGTGTCATCACGATCACAATCGCCCCGCCCGGTTGTAGACGTTGCCGTGGCCCGGATGTGTACCACTCATACACCTTGTCATACACATCGGGGTTGCTTGCGGCCATCGCAGCCTCTTGTTCCGAGTGCGGGTCATCAATAATCAGCACATCAGCGCCTTTACCGGTCACCGCACCGCCCACACCGATCGCAAAATAGTCGCCGCCCTTGGATGTGTTCCACCGGCCAGCCGCTTTTGAGTCACTTTGCAGGTGTAGATCGGGAAAAATGTTGTGATAGACCTCGGAATCGACCAAATTTCGCACTTTTCGACCAAAACCCACCGCCAATTCAGCGGTGTGGGACGCTTGAATGACTTTTTTGCCCGGAAATTGGCCCAAAAACCAAGCCGGGAGCAGGTAAGACGCGAATTCTGACTTCGTATGGCGGGGCGGCATGTTGATGATGAGCCGTTTGCACTCACCTCTGGCCACTCGCTCAAACGCTTCGGCCATTCTTTTGTGGTGACGGCCCGAAATGAAGGTGGGCCACACCTTTTCTACGAACTTAATGAACTTCTTTTGGACCAGCTCACGTTCTTTGAGCTTCTCAAGTTTGGTTAGCTGTGTCTCTAGTACCCGTAAGTCGGACTCCGACAGCTTGCCAGAGGCAATCAGCGTCTCAATGTCCTTCAGGGAGATGTCCGTACTCATTTTTTAGCTTTTTCTATGCACATCTTCGGCTTCATGCTCATTTTCTGGCGTTTCTTGTACATGATCTTCCGCCTCATGCTCATTTTCTGGCGTTTCTTGTACATGATCTTCCGGAGTTTGCGCTTTTGGTTTCCCCAATTGGGCGTCCAGATCGTCCAAGGGGGTTATATCTGTTACGTCTGAATTCAACAGCCGCTTGATCCGTTCCTTGATTGAACTCTCAAGGGCAGTGGAAGTTGTATGGTGGACGGTGATCTCGCTGCGTTCGGTAAAGAGGCCAATGTCCGAGTGCTTGCCCAAAAGCTCCAGAGCTTTCAGTTCAATCTTCGGGTCGCCGTTGTCAGCCAGCTCAATGAGCTTGTTTGTTATGAAATTGCGGGCTTGGAGTACATCTGAGAACGCTTGAAAGTCAAAGCGTTTTACCAAATGGTGTGCCGCTGCTGCTTCTGCTGACTTAGAGATAGTGCGGGGTGCGTTTGGCTTTTGCGCACCGGTCATCAGGTTACCGACTTTGTGCAAGTCGTTGTCGTCGAAATCTATGCTGGGGCCGAGTTCTTCGATCAGGTCTACGGTATTCACAGCGATGGCTATGCTATCCGCATGAGTTTTTGGCTGCTCATCGGACAGATCAAATGGAACAGGGTGTTCCGTCGTAGGTTCAAGTTGAATCATGGCACTCCGTAAAGAGGGGGTTGGTGGCCCTAAGCGGCTCCGGGCGCTGGTACAACCTATCGGGCAAGCTCTCTCACCGTGCCTAAGTACCTTGCTTTCACCAACGGGCCAAATGTAACAGAAAAAATAATAGGGGTGGGGGGTTGGGCAAATAAAAAGTGACGGGGGGTGTTTTTGGAAAAGGCTCGTTTAGGTCGTAATCCAGAAAAAGTAAGGGGGGAGGGGGGTATTTCAAATGGGTACTCCAGATGGCCTTAAGAAAAACTGACCGACAGAACCCCGTAAATGTACCACGGCGTTATAGAAAGTACGGTGGTGAGTATCGGGTGAGCAACACACTGTGTATGGGGTCCCCACCTCCCTTTGCTGTGGATTTGGGGGTATGGGGTAAACCCTGACCGGAATCTAACATTGTTAGGCCACTGCCCCGTTTTTAATTTTGTTTCCTTGAAACTTGATTTTGTACCACAATTTGAGGTATAATTTAACCATGCAAACAAGATGATTGCATCGGTTACCTAGTCTGTTACTAGGGAATTCATTAGAAGGTTAGAGAATCATGAATACAGTTTCAACACAATCCGTGGCAGTAATCGCACCGGTTCAGTCAGTCGGTGATAGTCTGTCCAAGTTAGTAGGTGCACGCCGTGAATACATTGCAGGCATCAAGGTAGAAGGTAAGTCCTTGGGGGTTTACGCCGCTTGGATGTGCAAAACGTTCAACGTCACCGATGAGCAAGGGACAGTAATCAAACCTTGGTATGCTTTGACAGGCAAAGCGGCCACTGCGGTTCGGGAAGAATTCAAGGGTTTCAAGGATGATTTGATGGCCGCAGGTTACGCCGAAGGCGTAGAGTATGAATACTGGTCACGGGTAAAGAATGCAAGCGGCAGACCCAAAAAAGGCGGTTCGGTTCAAGGCGAAGCGGCAGACCCGATGGCCAAAACCCGCTCAGAGATTGGGACTATTATCAACCGCATAAACAATGGCCGTGATGATAAGACCGAAGCGAGCGAGCGCATGATTGAAATCTACGAATTGATGTGCGAAGCATACGCCACACTCGGCGGGACAGTTTCAGACCTTAAGACTGAAGCGGTCTAATTGAGCGGAAACCTAGGGGAAACCCTAGGTTTCTAACAAATTGTTAGATTTTTTGGAGAATGAAATGCAAAACCCTTTGACCCAAATTAAATTGTTTCACACGCCACAAACCCCCGATGAATTGACCGACATCTTGAATGGTATCGGTTCACCCGAAGAAGTCCGCATTGCATGGCAGGCGGCGGCGATGGCGACTAATCTCGCATGGCATATGGTTCAAACTGAATTGGATGCCCGACACGCTTAACCCTTATCCTCTTAACCACAGCCCGCTTTATGCGGGCTTTTTTGCGTCTGCCCAATCTAACATTGTTAGATTGGGTTTTGTTACGTTTGGGCTTTGTTACATTTTTGTTTCCCCGAAGGTTTCAGCTATACCAGTTCTTCGGGTGGGCGTAGCCACTTGCGCATACGAGGGAAAACGTAACAGAACAAAGCGGGCGAAGTTTCAGCTATACCAGTTCTTCGGGCGGGCGTAGCGACCAACCTAACATTTGTTATGAAAAGCGGCGTTTTGTTACGCTTTGTTACGTTACGCTTTTCGTAAGTCCTTGATTCATAAGCTTTGTTATATGTTATAATGTTATGCGAGCAGTATGGAAGTCCACCAAGTTCGAGCCGCTCAGCAAGTGCATAACAAAGCGCAGACTTTGTGCAAAACCATTTTGGCGACCCATATATATATACTCATAACATTATAACATTATAACATTACACCCTTTTTTCCCCGCCAAGCCCCGTCGTTGTTGAATTGTTATATTTTTCCTATTGTTACGAACCACCCTCAAAAACTGAACATTTGCCCCTTTTCTATAACATCACCCAACTCAAATTCCATAACAACACTTGCGCCAAACCTTGCCCGATAAACTTGACATTCCCATAACAATGTGTTATAATATAAGCTGGTTGGGACAAAACGAAACGTAACAACCAAAAAACCCGAATCTAACAACTGTTAGATTTGTAACGTAACAAAACGAAAGGTACTTCATGACACCATTTCTTTACATCATCGGCACTGCGCTTGCCATTGCTTTCACCCTGTTCGGTTGGAGTGGCGAAGGCATCCTGCACAAAACCAGCCTCATCATCGGCGGCTTGTATTTCGGTCACATCATCACCGAAGCCCTGAACTACAAAGGAGACTAACAAATGTTAGAAAGCCAAACAAGTTTGTCATTGGAATGGAAAGAATGTATTGACTGCGGCGATGACGTACCAACTTCACGCTACCAAGCCTTTTGTATCTTCTGCGAGCGTGACCGTGAGCACAGCGCCCAGACCGAGCGCATGGGCTGGTGCATTGTTCAAGAGTACGGCAAAGGCCCATATCAGCTTGTTACACGTACTCAAGCACCCATAACCTTGAAGCAGACTAACCAGAAGGAGTTGCGGACATGAAGAAAGCGTTGATAGACAAAGTGTTGGAACAGATTGCCAAAGACATTGAAGCAGGGGATGTGACTGCGATTGCTGAGTTAATTGCAGATATACCCGACGACAAAGCGATGCACTTTTTACCCGAAGAACAATGGGAGAGCACCGATGACTGAGCACGACTACGAGAAAGCATTGAAGCTGATTGCGGCGGTGGAGATTGACCTGCGCCGATTCTTGTCGAATCCCGCCGAGTACCGAGCAGAGTACTTGGAGGACACGCATTGCTGTATCAGTCAGGTGATGAGCTTGTTGAACATTGAGCCAACCGAGGAGGAATAACAAATGTTAGATAAAGACACAGGGAAATGGGTGGTCACAGTATTCTTTAACCACGAACCATCGAGGATATATGGGCTATTCGATTCTGAAGAAGGAGCAATAGCGTGGGCTGAGTCCAACCGAGATGGTTGGGATGCAATGGTGGTGCAACAACTAAGGGAGGCAGTATGAACATAGAAGAAATGATAAACAAGCTAGAAAATTTGCAAGCCCTCATGGGTGAGATTGCGAATGCGGATTTTGCTACCGCACACGACCTAGCCCTACCCGAAACATGGGCGAGTGTGGAGAAATACATCACTTACTTAAAACAATACGAGGAGGAATAACAAATGTTAGAAAACCAAAACAACATCATCATGGTCGAGGTCAAGGACGTATACGGACAGGCCAAGATATACCCAGTATGCGGTGAGGCGCAAATCTTTGCGGCTATCGCAGGGACGAAAACGCTTTTACCCGAGGACATCAAGCGCATACAGATGCTTGGGTATGAGGTGAAGGTCAAGCAACCGAAGGAGATTAGGTTATGAACATACAGACAGCAAAACAAAACATGGCCTTGCGGCAATGGACGAACATAAACAAGAGCAGAGCCCACATGGAGGAGATGATTCTCAAGTTGATGGCAAACCCTGAGACTGACCCTGAGTATTTGGCGCAAGCCCATGCCATGTATTCGGATGTGTGTGCAAGGCTGAGTGCAATCAGCCATCATGTGGGCAACGTGATACGCACAGGTTCGACCACAGGGTTGGAGATATACGAGCACAAATGTGTATGTGGGCATACGAGCAAGCAGATCAAAGGGCATACTTTTCGTTGCCCTGATTGTGGGATGTTGTGAGGAACTAACAAATGTTATGTAGATACTACGTTACAGGGTGGTGCGGTAAGTTCAGCAACTGGGTTGCCGAGAGTATCGTAGCCAACAACATGAAGCTGGCGAAGGAGAGGTTCAAGGTAGCCAATCCATCGCTGAAGAAAATCAAGGCATACAAAACAACAGGAGGTGTGTG